TAAATATTAACATACCACTCATTTAAACTATGCCGACTTATAGATTTGAGAACACAGAAACGGGTGAGATATTTGAGAAGTGGATGTATATGGCAGAGAAAGAGCCATATCTGAAAGAGAACCCACATCTCAAACCACTTCTTCCGACACAAATGAACGTTGGAGAGGTTGGAGACTGGGCTAACAAACTTATTAAACAAAAACCTGGTTGGAATGAAGTTCTAACAAGAGCATCTAAAATGCCAGGAGCAAACGTAAAGCCTATTACTTAATTTTTATGCCACGTAAAAAAGTAGACAATCCAGTACCGTTCGGGATGAGTAACAAGCACATGAAAAGAAAGAAACCAATCAACCTTGATTACATCAAAAAGATTGAACCCCTTACAAAAAACCAAGAAGAACTTTTTCGTTGCTATAAACTGGATCAAAACTTAGTTGCGTATGGTGCAGCAGGAACAGGAAAGACCTTTATCACCCTCTACAACGCTCTCAAAGACGTTCTGAGTGACCGTACCCCCTACGAGAAGATTTACATCGTTAGGTCCCTTGTAGCGACCCGTGAGATTGGTTTCCTGCCTGGTGACCATGAGGATAAGTCATCCCTTTATCAGATTCCATATAAGAATATGGTAAAGTATATGTTTGAGATGCCAGACGATAGTGCATTTGAAATGCTCTACGGTAACCTGAAGACTCAAGGAACTATTTCTTTCTGGTCCACGTCATTCATTCGTGGTACTACACTTGATAATGCTGTCATCATTGTTGATGAATTCCAGAACTTGAATTTTCACGAACTTGATAGTATAGTTACCCGTGTAGGTGAGAATACAAAGATTATGTTCTGTGGTGATGCTACTCAGTCTGACCTTACTAAGCAGAATGAGAAGAATGGTATCGCTGATTTCATGAGAATCCTGAGAGCAATGCCATCGTTTGATGTTGTTGAATTCGGTCTTGAGGATATTGTCCGTTCAGGTCTCTGTAAAGAATACCTCGTTGCAAAACATGAATTAGGTCTTTAATGTTTAATCATATTGATTTGAATATCCCGTCACTGGATCGCGAAACCATTGACGGGGTTCGTTATTATAAAGTTCCAGGAGATGATGGACTTAAGAAGTTAGTTTCTATTACTTCAATCACTTCTCACTTTAATAAAGAAAAGTTTGCTGCTTGGCGAAAGAAAGTTGGTGAAGAGAAAGCCAATAACATCACACGTAGAGCGACAAGTCGTGGTACAGATATGCATACTCTCACTGAGTATTATCTGAAGAACGAAGAACTGCCTACAGTACAACCCATTTCAGAGCATCTATTCAAGATTGCTAAACCCGCTCTGAATCGTATAAATAATATTCATGTATTAGAGGGTTCTCTTTACAGTCAATACTTAGGTGTTGCAGGTACGGTTGACTGTATAGCTGAATTCGATGGAGAACTGTCAATCATTGACTTCAAGACTTCAAAAGAACCTAAACCACGCGAGTGGATTGATGGTTATTTTGTTCAGTGTTGTGCTTATGCGTGTATGCTTCATGAACTGACTGATATTCCCGTCAAAAAGTTCGTGATTATTATGGCGTGTGAAAACGGAGAAGTCGAAGTTTACGAAGAATACGATAAAGCAAAGTATATTAAACTTCTTACTCAGTATATCAAGAAGTTTGTAGACGACAAAATGGAACAATATTCTTGACATCAAGACAATTTATTTGTAGAATATTATGAGACTTTGGGTATAAGAATTTGCACATTACAGTCCTAGGTACTATGGAGAATGAATTAGAAAAGGTATTGGAGAGTAAATTCTTTTGCCAATCTCGGTTCGTCCAAGAGATAGAAGAACTTGTTCGTGATAATTCAGATATGAATTACATTGATGCTATCGTTCACTTCTGTGAGCAGAATAGTATTGAACTAGACTCCGTGCCGAAACTTATATCCAAACCGTTAAAAGAAAAACTCAAGTGTGAAGCAATGGAGTTGAACTTCCTTAAGAGGACCTCCCGAGCAAAATTGATCTTTTAATCCATTTTTGGTCGGAAAAAATCCCGGCAAAAATTTCACGCGATTACTTTTTTATAATGGAATTCGATGATGCCCTACGACGCCTATAAAACATATCTTGCACTGAAGAACCACTTCACCAAAAGTAATTACGATTATCACAAATACAATAAAAAGACTAGAGCAAGCGTACAGTCATTTTACAAGAGAAAAGACCGTTTCTGGTTTGAAAAGGTTGCACGCCAAAAATCAGAAAAAGAGGTTGAACACTTTTTTGTATCAAACTTCGTGAGTTGTAGTGATCCACAGACTTTGTGGATTGGTGAAATTATCAGAAATGGTGAAGGAAACTACAGAGAGTGGCAGAAGAAAATTCAGTCACTCTCTTATCTTTTTAAGGAAGAAGTTGAACTTTTCAGTGATAGTGACTTTGATGCTTTATTTCGTATTGAGGGGTCTCGTCACCCTGAGGTATTAAAGATGCATCTTCAGGGTAAAATATCGTTGGAGACAATGATTATACTTGACCGTATTCTTGGATATAAGTCAAAGTTTGATAAAAAACTCAAAGATCCCGTATGGGAGTTGACATCTATGAAAATGAGCAAGTATAGTCCGTTTCTAAATACTGACGTATTTCGTTACAAAAAAATTCTTAAACAAGTAGTTATAGGAGAGAAATGAGTTTCTTTGATTCAGAAGTCGTTCGTGCTGAAATGACTGAAATATCTGAACTTCAAGAAGAAGTTTACAAAAATGTATTTGAGTTCCCTCGTATGAGTAAGGACGAAAAAATACATCATGTTAGTATGTTAGAGCGTCTGCTTAGTAAGCAGCAGGTTCTTTATACTCGTATGAGTTTGTCTGACGACCCTGCAGCAAAGGAAATGAAACAGCGGATGAATGATTCTGCTGCCATGATGGGGTTACCCCCTAACGTGGATATGAACGTCATTTTCAAAAATATGTCCTCTCTTCTAGAGACTATGCGAAAACAGATTGACATTACAGGCACAGACCTGTAGAATAACGAAGTCCAAACAAGCCAAATCCAAACAAACCGAGGTAATCCAAATGTCTTTTGCAAACATGAAGAAGCAGTCTCAACTGGGTTCTTTGACCGACAAACTGGTCAAGCAAGTTGAGAAGATGAATAACACTGGTGGCGGAGGCGCAGATGAGCGTTTCTGGAAACCTGAAATGGACAAGACGGGCAATGGTTATGCCGTCATCCGTTTCCTGCCTGCTCCTGATAGCGAAGAACTCCCCTGGGTCAAGATGTACTCCCATGCCTTCCAAGGTCCTGGTGGTTGGTATATCGAGAACTCCCTGACCACTCTTGGACAGAAAGACCCTGTATCCGAGCACAACCGTGAACTCTGGAACAGTGGTATTGATGCAGACAAAGAAACTGTCCGTAAGCAGAAGCGTAAGCTGTCTTACTACGCAAACATCTATGTTGTGAAGGACCCTGCACACCCCGAAAACGAGGGTAATGTCTTCCTTTACAAGTTCGGTAAGAAGATCTTTGATAAGATTCTTGCTGCTATGCAACCTGAGTTTGAAGATGAAGAGGCAATCAACCCCTTCGACTTCTGGCAAGGTGCTAACTTCAAACTGAAACTGAAGAAGGTTGCAGGTTACTGGAACTACGATGCATCTGAGTTTGCTGCACCTGGTGCTCTTCTTGCTGATGATGATGCTCTGGAAGCACTGTGGAAGAAAGAGTATTCTCTTGCTGCCCTGACTGCTGCAGACCAGTTCAAGTCTTATGAAGACCTTGAGAAGCGTCTCAAGTATGTTCTTGGTAAGAAGTCTCCTGCTACTGCAGTTCGTGAACAGGAAGACCAGTATTCCAACTTCGAGCGCACTCCTACTCGTGAGGAGAACGTGATGGAAGAACTGGAAGAATCTTATCGCAAGAGCAAAGCACCAGAAATGCCTCAGTCTATGCGTGAAGAACTGAACAACATTAGTTCTGGTTCTGACTTCAACGCATCAGATATCACTCCTTCCAAATCTACTGAAGAGGAAGATGATGCCCTGAGTTACTTCCAGCGTCTTGCTGAAGAGTGATTCTTCTATTCGTATAATCGAATATTATCTCCTTTCTTCAAGGTGGGGTTCACATATTGAGCTCCACCTTTTTTGTATTCCATAATCTCCTCAAGGTCATTAAAGAC